TCGGTGATCAGCTGGCGGAGCCTGGTGAACGTGGAGTAACGTCTGGAGTCACGTCTTTCACAATTGAGTCCGTGCAGGCTAACATGAAACAGTGGGGCGCCGATACGCAGCACCTACGATACGTCAAGGGATGGGCAGAGGATACGGTTCCGAAAACGGACACCGGCCCGATCTCGCTACTCCGTCTCGACATGGATCTGTACTCTCCAACAAAGGTGTGCTTAGAGCAACTGTACCCGAGGCTCGTCGTGGGTGGGTATATCGTCATAGACGATTGGCGTCTTGCTGGTGTACATCGTGCCGTATTCGAGTACTTCGGACGTGAGCCGCGCGTCATAGAGATACCGGGCGGGAACGGACCAGTTTTCTGGAAGAAGGCACGGGCATAGTATAGTGCTTCGTAGAAAGGGTTGTGCATGATGCTGGAGAATGACGTCGAGAAGTTTCTGGACGTAGGTCCGGTGCACCGAGGTTGGATTAACAAGTTCGTCTCGATGAGCGCATGGGGACGAGATGAGACGCTCTATGCTACAGCTGCGCTGACATTCAAGATTTTGGAGGAGGGTACCAACGGTTCACTCGTAGAATGTGGAGTAGCCGCCGGCGTGCACCCGGGGATTATGCACTACTGCATGAGGTTCTCCGGTAAGTACCGAAGGATATACTTATTTGATAGCTTTGCTGGTACACCGCATGCAACGGTAGAAGATATCCCAACTGATGAGTATCCTGGAGAGGACGTACGCGACAACATCGGTGCGGACTTGGCCGTGCCCGGTACTATGAAGTCCACCGGGATCACGGCAGTATCACTCCCGGAGGTCCAGGAACGAATGCTCAGGTGGGGTGCCGACATAAAGGACCTAGTCTACGTGTCAGGATGGTTCCAGCAAACAGTTCCTATAGCGGACACTGGACAGATCGCCTTGCTTCGACTAGATGGCAGTCTCTATGAGAGTACGATGGTATGTATGAAATACCTGTACCCGAAATTGACGACGGGTGGATTCTGCATAGTCGATGGGTGGCGACTAGCTGGAGTCAAGCGCGCAGTATCTGAGTACTTCAGTGGGAATATACCGGAAACCATCGGGGTACCGGACGCTGATGGGTCCGTATTCTGGCGAAATTCATCTGCGTAGCATGGAGGTTTGACGTGATCGACGTAGAGGGTGTTCGCGGGATGTGCGCCGGATTCAGCGCCGTCGTCGTCGGTGCGGGTCCGTCAATCCGCGCGCTACGCACGGATTCCAAGATGACGATCATAGATGGTCTGTCCGTACCGGACGTATCGGATGACGACCCGATGCGCAAGCACGTCATTATCGCGGTCAACGACGCGATCCTTAAGTTCCCGGACTGCGACTTCTACATTACGGCTGACGGGAAGATGATCTACAACCGACACTGGGAGGTCTTGCGAAACTCGACATGCTATGCAGCGCTGCCGTCGTATAGTTTCAATCCGGGCAACGTCGAGAACATGGGCGTATCAAAGAGTCGTGCGATACTATTCGACCGTGGTAAGCCAAATGACAATGTCGATATGTCTAAGTCAACGAACGAGTTTCATACGCAGTCCAGTGCTATGGCTGGCGTTCAGCTAGCAGTTATTCTTGGATGCAATCCAATATACATGATTGGATGCGAAGGAGAGTGTAAGGACGACAGGAAGTACTTCTGGGAATTCCCGGGGCAGCCCGGTCCGGGCGGAACCAAGGCTGGCTACAAGACGATCTGGCAGCAGGTGCACTCCAGCCGTGGTGAGCATGTGGAGATCGGGCAGTATGACGAGACGTTTGACGTGCGAAAGGGCGGAGCAGACTCGAAGACTATCTTAGCATGGGCATCTCTCATCCGCGCAAACCAGGGTGTGAATCTAGTGAACGTAACTGGCAAGCTGAAGTCCTCTGGGATGAAGACATGTACCGTGGAGCAAATGCTTGAACGTGGCAATCTCCATCTACCGAGGAAGACCGGGACTGAATACTGGACTAGGAACTACGACCTCTCCAAAATACGCAACGCGCACGCAGGCCGGAGCGCGTTGGTTATGGGGTCTGGTCCGTCTCTGCGGTACCTCGGGGACAGGAATAGACTTGTGCCGTGGACGTGTGGAAATACCAGATTCATGCTACCAGATACGACGCAACGAGATCGTGCGAAGAATCATGTTACTATATCGGTAAACGAGGCGATTCTGAAGGTTCCCGATTCCGACTACTACATCACCGGTGATGCAAGGATGCCAAACTGTGTACATTGGCTGGTAGTCGTATCCGGGAGCGATTGCAGAGTACTCATGCCGTCATTCGGTCTCGCGCGCGAGAATTACTATCGTGGGGGAATCACGCCGAACCGCTTGTTCATGTATCAGCGTCGAGACAATGCCGCCGACTGGAGGGTGTCTTGCAATAGTGAGACGCTTTTGGGCGAACTGAACTCCATGCAAGCGGGGGTGAACCTCGCCGTCATTCTCGGATGCACGCCGATCTATGTGATCGGATGTGAACAGAGGCTTGAGTGCGAGCGCAAGTACTTCTGGGAGTTCGCCGGACAGCCCGGACCGGGAGGCACGTCAACCGGCCATAAGACGATCTGGCAACAGACGCAGGATAGCTACGGCAGGCTCAAGAACGACAAGCAGTATGATGCCGTGTTCGATCTGCATGCCGGAAAGATTACTGGTGCTCCCGGTATACGCAAGTGGAAAAGGTTTGCCAAGATCAACCCAAGTCTAGACATCCGTGATGTATGCAATAGTGAGTGGAATCGCGGCTACTACCGTAAGGTATCTGTAGAGGAGATGCTATCCGATGCTAAATAAGTACGAGATAGTCGAGTCGTGCCAGATACCGGCAGACGTCCTCCAACGCTTGTATCAGGATACGTTCGGACTGAGGAACTACGGAACGTTCGTCGAGATAGGAGCATACGACGGTGTATCATTCAGCAATACATGGGGGCTGGCGCATGCAGGATGGCATGGACTCTACGTTGATGCGTATCAGGGGTATATTGACGTGTGCGCGAAGAACCACGCCGAGCACAGCGTTGAGGTAGAAGCGTGCGCTGTCGGACAGGGAAACGGGGAGTGTGACATATTCCTTGGAGGCGCCGTCTCAAGTATCATGGAGCGTCACGCCAAGGCATGGGGTGTCCCGACAAACAAACCTACTAGGGTTCCGATGCATACGATGGACTTCTTGCTAACAAAGCACAACTGGCCGTACCGGTACGATCTTCTGGTAGTAGATGTGGAGGGCGCGGAAGAGGACGTGCTTCGAGGGTATTCACTTCACAAGTGGCGCCCGAGAATGGTGATCATTGAGACGCACGAGGGGTATAGCAGCGGACCATACGTTGATGCTAACGGACACAACCGAACGGTCGAGTTTTGCAACGGCTACTTCCGTACGTACAGGTACAAGAAGGTCTGGCATGACATACTCAACACAGTATTCGTGTCTTCCGACAAGGAGCCATAGGAATCATGCGCAGGTACATGGTTGGGTACGGCATCTGGAACAAGCAGGACATGATTGGGTGGTTGCTGGAGGGAGTAGGTACGTATACACCAGAAGCCACGCATGTGCGCTTCGTGTTTGACTCGTGCGTGGATGATTCTGAGAAGAACTTCGACATGTTGTCATCACAGATAATCAAGAACGTCGCACGTACCAGTCACATGGTAGTTAGCAAGGAGAAGCTCGCAACGGTTACGCACGAATACGGATTGCACAACGCGATCCTACGACACTTCATGCAGGAGACTGACTGCGATGTGCTGATCATCCCCCAAGACGACCAGCGGATATGCGGCCCGATGATACTACGCATGGAAGGCCTCCTAGACTCGTATAGAGACAGGATCGGACTGATAGGAGGACGAGACGGGTATGAGCGTGGTCTCGTTGGGATAGTCGGATCAATGTGGTCAGAGTCTACACTCACGGCACGATTGCAGCCAGGCATATGGAGAGAGGCGACGTTCTTGAACAGCGGACCACTGATCTACACGAGGAAGGTCGTTGAAAAGGTCGGGTATGTGGATACTAAATATGAGCACTGGTACGGCTGGGATGACTACTGTATGCGATGCAGGCACGTATACGGATTGATGAACGTCGTGGTAGGCACCGAGATACGACACCTGAAATTTGGGAAGGTTCCCGGGACGACATATTATACGGATGGAAGTCTAGCGAGGGACTACGCGAGGTTCAAGTCAAAGTGGGGAGCATTGGCGTGGTAATTGGGGTGGGTATATGCCAACACTAGATGATATCCGCGGGAAGTACTCCGACAGGTATGCTGTGGTCCTTGGTGCCGGACCGTCGCTTAGGATGATCAACGACAGACCTCTGGTAGACGTAGATGTTGGCGGCTGCATGATGCACGTTCCGGACGTGACGAAGAAGAGCGCGCTGCAGAAGCACGTCATAATAGCGGTCAACGACGCTATCTTGAAGGCACCCGATGCCGATTTCTACCTTACGTCCGATCCAGGGATGTGTCAGTACCACCACTGGAATCTTCTATGTAGTGCACATTCCTCCGCAAAGATAGTAGTAAACACGCCGCCGTTCACGCGTGAGAACATGCGCTTGTCATTCGGGGTGCCGACGGAGCGCATCGTACTCTACCAGAAGCGCAAGGCATGCTACGAGATGGAGATGTCTCAAAGCGACGGCAAGATCATATACGGGCCGAGTTCCGGGCACTGTGCCGCGCACTTCGCCGTGATGCTGGGATGCAAGAGAATCTACTTGATCGGATTTGACTCGATGTGCGTCTCCGGACACAAGTACTTCTGGCAGTTTCGAGACCAACCTGGGCCGGGCGGGACTACAACTGGGCATGCAAATCATCACCTGAAGTCACTAGCGCGCATTGGGAGATCACCCGACGCGGCGATTTATGAGGACTTTGATGCACGTACGGGAGAGCCGTCGAAACCAGCATACAACGGCTGGATGCGACTAAGGCGGAGCAATCCTAACATAGACATCGTCGACGCGTCTGGCGGCGCGCTGCATGACGTATTTCCGAAGGTATCCGTGGCACAGATGTTGGAGGGCAAGCCGTGACGAGAAACATACTGCTCTTCGGAGCTGCCCGCGAGCAGAGTACTCGATGCCCAGACAAGATGATGCGCCCGTTCGCGGACACTACGCTATACGACATCTACCTTGGCAAGCTGCGGGAGCTGTCGTCGTGCCGAGCGTTCTCTCGCGTCGTGATCGGCGTGGCACGGAGTGACGAGCGGATGTGGGCGCGCGCCGTCGAGAGCGGAGTCGAGGTCGCGGAGCGGAGTACGGAATCCGTCGGGCGCGGGATACGCCCGCGCGGGGAAGAGCTCCACTTCCTCGACCAGTTCGACGAGAGCTACGCGATGTTCTTCAACGGATGCCTGCCGTTCTTCCCGGCGTCTCGTGTAGAGCAGGCAGCGAAGCAGTTCCTGGCGACCAACGCCGTGTCGATGACATTTGTCAAGCCGGCGTACAACTGGTACTGGACGAGCGATACTCTAGTTCCGGTGAACAACACGGATGCGCGTTGTCTGTCTACGCAGGGATGTACACTATTGAACGAGAGTGTGCACGCAGTAAACGTCTACCCACGTGAGCGAATGCTCAGGCAGAACGTGAGATGGTCGTACGCAAACGACTTGGACCCTCTCGTGCGAGTGATACATGGAGTAGACTCGGTCGAACTGTTGGATGTAGACGACGAAGAGCAGTTCGAGTACTGCGCGTGGAAGTGGGCGAAGAGAAATCGGGCGTAGAAGGACGGTGCCTTATGAGGAGTCGTCCAATCGTGGTCGCGGAGATCGGTATCAATCACAACGGGGATCTCGGACTGGCAAAGGCTAACATCGGTCTTGCCAAGGGAATCGGCGCAGACTACGTGAAGTTCCAGAAGAGGACGATTGACGTAGTCTATACGAGGGAAGAGCTGGACAAGCCACGGATTAGCCCATGGGGCAAGACGAATCGGGAGCAGAAGGAGGGGTTAGAGTTTGGAAAGGGCGATTACGATCAGATAGACAACTTCTGCAAGGCCATCAACATTGGATGGTTTGCTACGCCGTTTGACTCGAAGAGCGTCGATTTTCTCATGCAGTACAGTCCTCCGTTCATGAAGATCGCGTCGTTTGACGTCACGAACGTAGACCTGCTAAAGTGCGTACGCGACACGGGGAAACCGGTCGTAATGTCTACCGGGATGAGTACAGCAGATCAGATCGATGCTGCCGCCGACATCCTTGGGTCTAGTCTCAAGTACCTTCTCCACTGTGTGTCATCGTACCCGACAGACGACGACGACGTGAATCTCAGTAGGATGTTGTCGCTTCGGAAGAGGTACGGAGACCGATGCAAGGTCGGGTTCTCCAATCACAGTGAGCACATCATCTTTAGCATCGCGTCTATGGTTCTCGAATCTGAAATGATCGAGATGCACATCACTGTGGATCGAAACCTGTACGGTAGCGACCAGAAGTCTAGTATCGGACCGACGGGATTCAAGCGAGTCATGGAGCATATAGCACGCTTGCAGCGTGGATGGGGCGACGGTTCACTAGATCCTCGTCCATCTGAGGAAGCTGCTGCAAAGAAGCTCAGGAGGTTTCCATGATCAAACCATCTACGTACATAGCGGACCAGGGCCGCGTTCTCGCTGCGACTGCCGTCACGACGTCTGATGGGAGGAACCTTGACATCGCGACAGGTGTGCGTGATGTAAACGCACTGCTTGAATCAGCCAAGACTAGAGGGAAGAAGGTAATCATCGTCGGAAACGGTGGGAGTGCTTCAATAGCACTTCACATGGTCGAAGACCTGATGAAGATGCGTAGGATTCGTGCGCTAGCACCGTTGTCAGGACCGATGCTAACGTGTCTCGGGAACGACCTCGGATTCGAGAGGGTGTTCTCCGTGCCGATAGACATTCTCGCAGATCCTGGTGACGTGGTGGTGGTGGTTAGCAGCTCCGGGAGTTCCTCGAACGTGATACTGGCCGCTCGGGAAGCGAAGGACCGCAATTGCTCCGTAGTCACGTTCACAGGCATGAACATCGGCAACCAGCTCCGGAAGATCGGTGACGTGAACTTCTATGTTCCATCTCAAAGCTACGGGCAGGTTGAGAGCGCGCACGCGACGTTGATGCATTGCGTGCTGGATTGCGTATGAGCATGCTGTCACAGTGGGGGAGCAAGATAGTCCCCGGGCGCAGGGTACTCGTCGTGGACATCGACGGGACCATCTGCACGAAGGTTACCGGAGACGACTACACATCTGCAATGCCGATACCTTCAAGGATCACGCGTGTCAATGAGATGAAGCAGGATGGATGGTACGTCATCTACTGGACGGCGCGTGGAGGAACTACTGGTGAGGACTGGAAACAGATCACGGAGCAGCAGCTTCGAGAGTGGGGCGCGCAGTATAATGAACTCCACTTTGCCAAGCCGCATTACGATCTGTGGATAGATGACAAAGCCGGAAATGATAGTGTACTAGATGGAACCGCCAATGTACGTGAAAGCCGATAAACGTGTTGAGGGACGAAGTATATCACCTCGCAAGGTAATCGTAGACATCGCCACGCGACTAGGAGATGCGTACGCAGAGATGTTGCTAACGTCTTTGTTCACATATAGTAACGGGGGTACTGGATTTGTATGGTACACTGATGCGTCTCTTCCGATATCTCTAAATTATGCTGATGCGTTGTACGCATTCAAGGTTTATGTCGTCGGGGAGGGGTAGCGCTTTGTCGCAACGTTGCGTAACCAACGTATCTGTCGGATCGTGGTATCCACGCGGGCAAGATCGCCTTCGGAGGAGCCTGTCCGACGTCGGCTTCGATGGTAACCTACTCCTCTGGAGTGGTGAATACCCTCCAGGATGCCCGACGCATCAAGAGCAGCCGTACGCGTTCAAGGTCGCCGCGCTGGAGATGGCAATCCATCGGGGTATGGGCGCGACGCTGTGGTGTGATGGATCAGTTTGGTTCATACGTGATCCATCACCGCTATTCAAACAAATAGAGGAAAACGGATATTGGATTATGACACTCGGATGGTGCACATCAGAATGGTGTATGGATTCGGCATTACCGTTACTAGGCGTCAAACGAGATGACTACTGGAGTGTCCCAATGATCTCGGCAACCATGTTCGGTTTCGATATGCAATCAGATATCGCGCGGAAGGTTGTCGGATACATGCGTGCGCGCGTGCGTGATGGCAGCCTCCGTGGGCCGTGGACAAACGAGCAAGGACAGGCATCATTAGACAAGCGTGTCCTTGGGCACAGACATGATCAGACGGCTCTAAGTGTAATAGCGCATAAGCTCGGCTTGAATATCGAATGGCATCCAAACTACCTTGAATACAAGTGGCCGGATTCAGTCCCGAACCCGAAGTGCGTCGCGTTGGCGCAGGGGATGTAATAGTGCAGCAACAGGTCCTAGTGAAGTGGATCATCCGTGGCGTAGCTGAAGGCAAGCTGCGTCTTCCGGGAGACGAGGACGTGTTGCTACAGAAGAAGGCAAGGTTTCTGAAGGCGTCGGGGATCGTCGACATAATCGGGCCAGCGGAAAGGACCGTTCCCATGCTGACGTTCGATGAGGAGGATGGCGCGTGAGCTTGATAACGCTGGCGGAAGCGAAGAACGCGTGCGACGTGTCGAACACGTCCAGGGACGTCTTCCTGCAGGCGCTCATAGACGGAGTCGAGCAGTGGGCACAGAAGTACCTTGGTGTGTCGTTCATACAAACTACGGTAGAGGAGTACCTGGACGGGGGAGGATACTCGCTAGCACCGACGACGACCCCGGTGCAAAGTGTGTCCGAGGTATACGACGACGAGAGTGGTATCATCGAGAGCGAGGACGACTACGACTTGCGCGACGACCTCATCTTCCAGGTAACGGATGAGCGATGGACGGAGCACCCGCACAATAGATGGCTCGTGACGTACGTTGGGGGCTATGATGGAATACCAGCCGGAGTGAAGTCGTCGCTGCTCATGCTCATCGCACGTGCGTGGGCGAATCCGGAGGCACTGCAGTCGCAGGGAGCTAGCGGATATGACAGCGCATTCCAGACGCTCGCCGGAAGCGACATCCTGTTTCTTCTAGAGCCCTTCCGAGCACAGGGCGGAGCCATCGGATGAAGCTGCGAGAAGCGTGGTATAGATACAGACCGATTACCGTTCGAGATGGTTACGGCGGCATGACGGAGTCCGTTTCCGGCGTGACTCCGATAACGATGTATGGAGTCATGCGCATCCACGATACGGAAGAGGTCATCATAATGCAGAGACATGATGACGTAGTAGTCGGTGACTTGCTTCGGCTGAGGGAGGACTAGGATGAGAAGGTCTCTGGTGACCATTGTGCTGTTACTCACCGGCTGCGTGGACCTCAGCATGCCCAACGCCATTGAGAACGCTCAGTTCTCCTATATCAAGGAGGCCGTAGATGAGCAGGCGCGAGAACGTCCTCCGGAGACCGAGCGAGAGGCAAAGCGCCTAACGGATATGGTCACCGTTGCGAGCCAGGGAGTCGAGTTGACTCGCGTCGAGTTGAAGCTATTCGGGCCGACGGACGTGGACGTGCCGGACGTGAGAGACTTCTCCGCGGTATACCACGCTACGAAGGTCTTCGAGGAAGAGGTCAACACCGAAAACCGATGGAGGGGGATGGTGGCGCCGTTTCTCCAGAAGGCTGGTCTTGGGAACGTGATCGGCGGAGGCGGAGCACTGGCCATCGGCATGTCTCTCTTGAAGATGTTCCTGGACAAGAAGAAACTACAGCGCAAGGACAATGTGCTCGGGAAGATGTTTGAGTTCGCCGGGGCACACGCTGACAAGGACACGCTGAAGCGTGAACTGTCTGATCCAGAAATACAGGCGGAGTACGGCGTGAGCACGTACAAGGTCGAGAAGAAGAAGATTGCACAGGCCGTGGCGCAGACGAAGACAGATGCTTGAAGCGATGCCGGGGCTGCGGCGGCCAACCGGGTCACCGCAGGGCACGGCGAGTCACGTAGCCCCGGCGACGCACCTATGAGGACTATGTAATGGCGACGAGACCGACCGTAGCAGTCAACACGAACGCCGTCACGGCGACCAGCGTCCCGTATACGCTTACCGGGACGGCCGGAACGTCATACACGACGAGACTGTTGTCGGCAGACGGTGTGACGATAGAGGATTCAGACGTCAGGGTCGGCTCCGGTGTCGGGACGCTTACTCCAGCTGGTTCCGGTCGGAAGTTCGTGCAGGCGTATCAGACTACGGATGCCAGCGCAAACCCGAGCAACCTCGTGGAGATAGTCGTTCCGTCGGTGTCAAGCACTGCCGACGTAGGATGGTATCGCGTGGTTCGGTTGGACAGGTTGCCTGGGTCGCCGAATATGCGAGTGGTCGTCGAACGCACTACGAAGGCGGTCGAGCCACATGATTAGTATGAAGTCTAATACCTGGATGGACGTGAAGGGCGTTGTCAAAGCCGTCCGTCAAGCACAGGTCAAGCCGCTGTTCAGGGCTGGGCTTCTCGTTGAAAGAAGCGCGAAGGATTCGATGGAAGGCGGTGGTCGGAAGGTCGGCATCATGAAGACCATTACACTGAAGAGTGGAAAGCGCGTAAAGCGACTACGGCAAGGCACGAGGTTTGAATCATCTGCTCCGGGAGATCCGCCTCACGTCCGTACCGGCGTGCTTCGTGCCAGCATCGCTACGTCTCCGACGAAGTCCGAGACGGTCGTCGTCGGTCCGACCAGCCCACCAGCATCGTATGGTCAGCATCTTGAGTTCGGCACGAGAAAGATGGCTGCGAGACCATTTATGCGCCCAGCACTGATGCGAGTGAAGACAGCGTTCGCATCACTGTGGAAGAGCCTGAAGCTCGCCGCGACGCCGGCAGGCCGAAAGTTGAACCGGAGGAAGACGTGATATCTGACGTGCTACGTGACATACTGAACTCGGACTCAACGGTCACGGACGACCTCGCGACGTTCGAGTTCGCGACGGGTTTGCCAGAGCCGGCCATCTTCACGACCGAGCGCGTTCCCGACACGGCAGATTATCCCGTCATCATCATTGACGAGCTTCCAGGAGCGAACTGGGGTACGCGAGGACAGACCGGCGGAGAATGCTTCTGTCGCGTAAGGGTATATGGAAACCGAAACTGGAACATGGCGAGGCTGCGTGCGACGGCGTGGAAGGTAAAGCGCTCACTCGACAGGCATTCGCTCGACGCGCACTTGGAGGAGTTCGGATACGTCGGCGCTCTGTGCATAGCTGACCCTCCGGGAAGACTAAACGATCCAGACGACTACCCTGGGTTTGTATTGAACGTCAGGGTCAAGGTACTACGGGCGTAGAAGGAGGGGTAAGATGCCCCAGGCAGGATATGTCGGAAGACTTCTGATCAGTGGAAACGAGCTGACAGAGGCGACGGACGTCACGCTCTCGCAGGACAACACCGAGATCGAGACGACGAGTCGTGGAGACGATGGGTTCGGTGCGTACATCGCTGGTATCCGCAGGGCCACGCTGGACTTCACGATAGTCTGGAAGTCCGCACTGAGTGTACTGAGTGTAGCTGCGGTCGCCATCGAGACGGCGTTCGTCGCGAAGAGCGCTGTTGCGGTGCAGGTGCTCGACGAGGACGGCGAGGGCTGGTCTTTCAGCGCAATCGTCATATCCTACACCAAGAACGAACCGCTTGACGATGCACAGACGGTAGACGTGTCGATGCGCACGACCGGTCCGCTCGTGAAGGTCGGCGGAACGTCGTAGGTAGCACGCCCGAAAGGAGGGTGAGAGATGGCACGGTTCAAGGGTGCTGACGGTGTAGAATACGCTCTCCGTGCGAACATGGGAGCGCTCCGTCGGTTTGAGAAGCATACCGGGAAGAAGCTGCTCAAGGTGTGCTTTGGCTCGGTGCGCACGCTCGCTGATAAATCCGAGGATGAGATAGCGAGTACGATGTTCGACGGCATCGCGCAAGTGTTCGAGTTTATGGACGACGCCGCGCGGTTCATCTACGAGTGCAGCGTTCCTCGTGGTCAACAGGCCGAGATGGACTTCGAGAAGTTCTGTGATGACGTGCTCAATCCAGAGGCGCTGAAGGATGCCGTCGCCGCAGTCTTCAACGCACTCACGGAGCACCTCGGCGCTACGGCAGATGCATCCACACTGACTGGGGTAAGCTCGGACCCCAAGACGGCTGGCGGGTAGTCTGGTTGCTCGCCGGCCAGGCTGGCACAGACGATATCGATGGACTCACGCTGCGCGAGATCGCGTGGATGGCAGAGGGTATCGACCGCGCCGAACACAGACGACTCACGAGACTAGAGGCATACATCGGGTCGATGCTCAGCAAGAAACCGATGCGTCCCGGAGAGATGAACCCGTACCGTGTCAAAAAGATGCTGGGGTGGGACGGGAAGACCCGCATCCGGTTCGCCATGAACGGCGTAAGCATGACGAAGGAGACGTTCGCGTTGTACCAGGAGAGGCAGAAGAGTAAGCATGCCAGGCGCAAGTGAAGTCAAGGCTGGCGGCGCATACATCGAGATCGGCGGAGACACCTCCAAGCTGAAGTCTGCGCTCGGGTCAGCGGCCAGCCTAGTAAAGGGATTTGCCAGTGGTATCAAGGGTGCCGCTGGGATAGTAGTCTCGCTTGGCAAGACGATGGTCAGCGCGATGAAGGCCGTCGGAAGTGCTGTGTTTGCAGCCGCTAGGAGCTTGAAGGACTTCGCAGTCACGAACGTGAAGCGAGGCCTGGTCGTGCTAGGCGCCGCTGTAGGTTTTGCAACAAAGGAATTCGTCAGTTTCCAGACAGCAGCTGCTGAGGTGTGGACACTCTTGGGTGTCGGCGCTGTCAAGATGAGCGCCCTATCACGAGAAGTCCTTGATATGTCCACCGCGTTCGGGCAAGCCCCGGTCGACACCGCCAAGGCGCTGTACCAGACGATATCAGCAGGCATAACTGATACGAATGACGCGATGAAATTGTTAGGCATCGCGTCGAAGGCGGCAACGGCTGGTCTTACCAGCACATTCAATGCTGTAGACGTGATCACGACGGTCATGAACACGTATGGCAAGACCGTCGAAGAGGCCACACTCATCTCAGACCAGATGTTCACGGCTGTTCGAGAAGGAAAGACGACGTTTGGTGAGCTGTCAGGTACGCTCGGAACAGTAGCGTCACTAGCCGCGCAAGCCGGTCTCGGTTTTGAAGACTTGATGGCTGCCATAGCTACGATGACGAAGGGCGGCGTCAGGACGGACATGGCAGTCACGTCTCTCCGTGCAACGCTCGTTTCCATCATCTCTCCATCTGCCGAAGCTGTTGACGTAGCTAAGGAACTAGGGATAGCATTCAATGCGGAGGCGCTGAGTGCATTTGGTCTTCCGGCTATACTACGTCAAGTAAAGGCAGCAACAAAGGGCAACGTCGAAGTGATGTCGAAGTTGTTCCCGAACATCAGGGCACTGTCCGCCGTGATGAACCTGGCCGGGACGCAAGCGAAAGAGTTCCAGAGGCAGCTGAAGAATATGAAGAATGCATCCGGAGCGACGGATGCCGCGTTCAGGAAGATGGCGAATACTGCCGGGTTCAAACTCGCACAGGCGTGGTCTACCATCCGAGTAGCATTCGTGACATTCGGGACGTTTGTCGCGCCGTTCGTCGTAAAGGCGGCACAGGGGGTAGCGAAGGCGTTCGCGTCCCTGACAGACTGGATGAGGAAACACGGTAAAAGCATAAAGTCTACATTGGACACTGCGTACAAGTTCGTCGTGCGCATCCTATCAGACATTGGAGACTACTTCATTGGTCTTGGCAAGCGTGTGCTATCTGGTAAAACATCATTGGGCGATGCGTTCGCTGAAGCAATCCATACAGCGCTCACGAAGGTACTAGAGAAGTTTATCGAGTTCGCTCCATTCATGGTCAAGCTCGGTAACATGATGATTGGCAGTCTCCTCGAAGGTCTCAGCAAGAAGGATGAAGAGACGGACAAGAGCGTGATAGATATGCTCGGCGAGCTATTCGATTTGATCTTGACGAGCGCGCTCACTGTAGTCGAGACCAACAAGGAAAAGATAGCAGAGGTAGGCAGGAAGATTGTCAGTGCAATTCTTGATACGTTCACGAAGGCTGACCCAGAGACGGGGAAGACCATAGTCGACCGTGTCGGTACTCTGATAGGAGACGTCATCGGAGGTCTCGCGCAAGTCACTCTAGACGAGTACGAGAACATCAAGAAGATCGGCGTGAACATCTATACGGCGCTGATAGATGGATTCACAGAAAAGGGGGAAGGTGGCGAGAGCGCGTTTGACAAGATCAAGAAGCTGGTCGAAGAAATCGGAACGGACCTTCTGAAGCTAGTGAAGGACAACTCCGCTACCTGGATACAGGTCGGGAAGGATATCGGCGCTGGGATTCTTTCCGGGATGTGGGCCGCGATCAAAGAGGGAATTGGTCGGCTTGGTGATATGATGTACAATCTCACGAAGATCAGTCCAACGTACAAGTTTATAACTGACCCATATGGTATCATGGAGGGGATAACATCGGGAATTGATGATGTCAACGCAGATCCCGTAGATCCTAATATAGTAGGCAAGCGGATATCAGGGCGTGGTGAAGGTGCTGCCGGACGTAGCAT